TTCGAGTGGTCTGCTGAACCTGGTTGCGATATTCGTGATCGTAAAGCCTGGGCGCAGGCAAACCCAAGCCTTGGCTACACCATCAGCGTTGAAAATCTAGAAACTGCCATGAGCGATGATGAAAGCATCGTGAGAACCGAATTGCTTTGCCAGTGGGTATCGGTAGTTAACCCAGCCATTAGCGCAAGCAACTGGGCTGCTGCTGGAAACCCAGATTTGAAACTTAGCAAAGAGCAGGAAACTTGGATGGCCATCGATCTATCACCTGATAGACGAGAAGCTGCATTAATTGCGGCTCAACAGATTGGGGAGGATATCAATGTCATACTTTTACAAACGTGGACGAATCCAGTCAACCTGGATGCAAAGCAAATTGCCAACGACATTGCTAGCTGGTATCGAAAGTATCCAACGCAGACCATTGCTTATAGCCGTCAGACATCGGGGGCTGTGGCGGCTTTACTTACGCCAGCAGGAATTGCTACTACGCCTATTGATGGCGCGCTTTATGGTCAGGCTTGCGATGAGATGCTTTCCGCAATTACCAGTGGACGCTTACATCACCCAGACCAAGATGAATTTAATCGACAAGTCCTCTCAGCTGTAAAATTGCCATTTAAAGATGGCGGCTGGTATCTAGGGCGCAAGGTTTCAAACGCAACTATCTGCGCTGCCGTTGGCATGGCCATGGTTTGCCACTTTGCGACTCGCCCAGAAACTGAAGTGGATATAATTATCGGTTAAGTTGAAATTCCTGTATAATTTATGATAATGGGAATCTTAGACATCTTCAAAGCCTCCGCCCCAGTTGAAAATACTGTGGACGTAGAGGCTTCATTGCAACCTTTCAACGTGTTCTATCCTTTCGGAACAATCGGGGCAGGCACTGTTGTAGCTAATCCGCAGGAGGCCATGTCCGTACCCTCCGTGGCTCGCGCCAAAGGAATTATCTGCTCAACAGTTGCCTCGCTTCCCAAGGAGCAGTACGTCAAGTCAACTGGCGCACATTTAGAACCTAATCGTTGCATCAATCAACCAGATCAGCGAATTCCTGGAGCAGTTGTCTATTCATGGCTTTCGTTTGATATCTGGGCGCGTGGCGCAGGCTATGGCATTATCAATTCACTTTATGCAGACGGACGAATTCAAGATTGGTCTTATGTTGCTTATGATCGTGTAACACCACAGTTCAATAGCAACATGACTGAGATTACTGGCTACATGGTTGACGGTCACACAGTTCCACTATCTGGCGTTGGTTCAATCATTTACTTCCCTGGTCTTGATGAAGGTTTCTTCAACCGCGCAGGTCGCACTATCCGCGCTTGCATGTATATGGAACGCGCTGTTGAAAAGTATGCAAAGACACCAGTGCCAGCCACTATCCTCAAGTCAACAGGTGCAAATCTCACAGCAGAGCGCATTAAAACTCTCGTATCTTCATTTAACCGCTCACGTCAAGATGGCGATTCAACTGCGTTCCTTAATGCAGACATTGACATCGAAGTTCTTGGTTTCGACCCCTCTAAGTTGCAGCTTGCAGAAGCTCGTCAATACATCGCATTAGAAATCGCTCGCGCAGCAGGCATCCCTGCATACTTCATCTCAGCAGAGCCAAATTCAATGACTTATAGCAACGCGATTTCAGAGCGTAAATCACTCGTTGACTTCTCCCTTCGTCCAGTGCTTATCGCAATCGAACAGCGCCTTTCACAGCCTGACTTCGTACCAGCAGGAACAGTTATTCGTCACGATCTAGATGATTTCCTTCGTGGCGACCCATTGCAGCGCGCTCAGGTCTATGAGATTCTCAACCGCATCGGTGCAATGTCAGTAGAGCAAATCCAAGAGGAAGAAGACCTAATCAACAATGGAAATTAATTTCTCAATGAACGTAGTCGCAGCAGATGCGGCAAAGCGTGAAATTACTGGCCGTGTAGTTACCTGGGGCGAAAAGGGTTACACATCAGCAGGCGAAACTGTGTTCGAACCAAACTCAATCGAATTCGGTAAGAAGACAAAGCTCCTGCTTGAGCATGAGCGCACAAAGCCGCTTGGAACACTCAAGAGCTACGAAATCACATCTCAAGGTGTCGATGCTGTATTTCATGTCGCTAAGACATCAGCAGGAGAAGACGCACTTGTCGAAGCCAGCACTGGCTTGCGCGATGGTTTCTCAGTTGGTGTAAAAGTTGACTCATGGAATAACAAAGACGGCGTAATGCACATTACAGCTGCCAAACTAATCGAAGTTTCGCTGGTCACAGATCCAGCGATAGATTCTGCCCGCGTTTCTGACGTTGCAGCATCTGAAAACACAGAGGAAGTTCCAACCGTGGAAGTTCCATTAACCGAAGGAGAAGGCCTAGTGTCTGAAACCACTTCAGAGGCAACAACAACCGAAGCGGTTGAAGCCTCTAAGCCAGAAGTAATTGCTGCAGCACCAGTTGCACCAGTTGCATATTCAAAGCCTCGCGTAAACACTGACGTAACAGCAGGACAGTACGCAATGGCACAAATCCAGGCATCACGCGGTGACGCAGATGCTCGCGACCTCGTAGCAGCGCTACAGGTGGCAACAGTTGCAGAGAACACAGGAATGGTTCCTCCAACATACCTCCGCGATGTAATCGGTGTTATCGATGCATCACGTCCATTTATTGATTCAATCGAAACAGCTGCGCTCCCTGCATCTGGCATGAAGATCTTTACTCCTAAGCTCGGCGCACAGGCAACTGTTGCACTTACAGCTGAAGGCGCTGAATTCTCATCAACAGATACAGCAGTTACATTCCAGGAAGATTCAGTAGTTAAGTTCGCTGGCGCTGGAAAAATCGACGTTGAACTCCTAGACCGCTCAGATCCGAGCTTCCTAGATCTCTATCTTCGTGAGTTGGCTGCAAGCTATGCTCAAAAGACAGATGCATACGCTGCAAACATTGCTGCACAGAACTCAGCAGCATCAACAGGTTCAACAATTTACAAGTCTATCGCAGACGGAATTGCTGACTCATTCGGCGTAATGCGCATGACACCTAACCGTCTCCTAGTCGCTACAGGCGGCGGAGAAGGCGGAATTGACTTCTCAGGTCTTCTCGGAGCAGTCGATTCAACAGGCCGTCCAATCTTCGCAGCAGCTGCACCACAGAACGCTAACGGCCTTATTTCACAGGGTTCAACAGCAGGAACAGTTGCTGGTCTTTCACTCGTAGTCGATCCAAACTACACAGGTAACGATGCAGGCGCTAAGTACGCACTCGTTTACCCATCAAACGCTATGCGATTCCACGAGAGCGCGAAGATTGAACTTCGTGCAAACGTAGTCGCAAACGGACAGGTCGAAATCGGCCTTTACGGATATGCAGCAGTAGTTAACCGCTACCCAACTGCTTTCCGTTACCTCTCAGTAGCGTAACCCTTAATCGTGGGGGGCGGGTGCTCCCGCTCGTCCCCCACCTCACAATAGAAAGCAGGAGAAATGCCCTCAATAATCACAGTCGCCCAGTTGCGTTCCGTGCTTGGCGTTTCTTCTGCTCTCTATAGTGACGCTTATTTAGCAGATATTGTGGACACTAGCGAGCAGGTAATCTTGCCGCTTCTTAATACTTTCTCATCACCTATTTCTAAGGTGAAGTTAGAAAGCAACGTAGCAACATATACCACCACTTTGGTGCATGAATTTACTGAAGGTTCGAGCGTAGTCATCACAGGGTGCGGCTCACCTTTTAACGGAACATTTACAGTGCTTGACACTGATCTAACAGATTTTACTTTTCAGGTATCAATTACTAACGCAGATATTGATGAAAAGAACATCATCCCAGCAGGCACTGCAACCCTTTCAGGCGCTTCTACTTATGTAGGAGTTTCAGCTGTAGAGACTGCAGTTACAATCGTGGCAGTCGAAGTATTCCAATCAATCACAGCACCAGGTGGACAAATTGAAGGCGTGGACTTTGCTCCAACACCTTTCCGCATGGGTCGTAGCCTTTACAACCGCGTATCAGGCCTTCTAGGCGCTTACGTTGACGTGGAGAGCATCGCACAGTGACTGCATCCACAATCCTTTCAGCAGTACGTCAGCCATTAGCCACAGCGCTATCAGGCGTTACCGCTAACGTCTTTTCTTATGTGCCAGAGCAGATTCCTGCACCAGCAGTAGTTATTGTTCCAGATTCTCCATATATGGAATTCGAGACTATTGGCAAATCAGTTTTTCGTACCAAACTAAATTTCACAATCACCTGCTGCGTTGCCTATAACAGCAACCCAGCCAGCCTCGATAACATCGAGCAGCTAATCACAAGTGTTGTAACCGCTATTCCTTCGGGCTATGAGGTTGCAGCGGTCGAAAGACCAACAGTTACACAAGTAGGCGCTGGCAACTTGCTGGTCGCAGATATTCGCGTGAGTACCTACTACACGCAGACAAACTAAGGAGACAAAGTGGCAACTACAGTTATCACAGGTCGCGACCTAACTCTGACCATCGCATCAGCGAATTACGATGCTCAGGCTACCAGCGTGACTCTTACAAATACCCCAACTATCGATGTTTATCAGACACTCGATGGCAAGGCATACAAGCACACAGATGATCAGTGGGAACTCGCAGTAGAGCTTCTTGCTGACTGGGGTGCAGCATCTTCACTCTTTGAAGCAATGTGGGCAGCAGCAGAATCAGCACCTAACACAACTCTTGCTGTATCACTCACAGCAGTTTCAGGTGCAGTCTTTGCTTGCAACGTACTTCCAGTGTTCCCATCAGTCGGTGGCGCAGCACCATCTGCACAGACAGATTCATGGACTCTCACAGTCGTGGGAACTCCAACAGAAACCTTCAGCTAAAAAGTAGAACGGGAGCAAAGTAATGAAGAAAGAAATCACAATTTCATATCAGTCGGGGGATAAGGCTACTTATGTAGCCTATCCACCTGATTTTGCTAAGTGGGAAATGGCTACTAAAAAAGACATCTCCGAATTCGCTGGCATGTGGGATATCCTGTTCGTA